GCTCGCGCTTCCGCTGCTGAGGCTGCTCTTCAGGCTGACGTTGATCAGAATGAGGCTGACTCCGACGCTGCCCACGCCGCTGCAACAACCGACCGCGCTGCCATCCGCAGCGAGTTCGCTGCTGTTGACACTAGCTTGAGCAACTCCATCAGCTCTGTCGCTTCCAACCTTGCCTCTTACGAGACAAGCAACGATGCGGCTCTTGCGGTTGAGACTGCTCGCGTTGACGCGATCCTTCTCGCTGCTGATGCGGACAAGGACAGCTTTGCTGAAATCGTTGCACTCATCAACTCCGTTGATTTGACCAACGACAACGCTCTTGCTGCTGCTATCACAAGCTTGAACTCCAGCATCGCTGCTGTTCAGGCTGACGTTGACCAGAATGAGTCGGACGCCGATGCTGCTATCGCTGCTGTCGCTTCGGACCTTAGCTCTTACGAGACAAGCAACGACGCTGCTCTTGCTGCTGAGGTTGCTCGTGCTGGTGCTGCCGAGGCTGCTAACGCTACGGCTATCACTGCCATCAACGCTCGTATGGCTACTGACACCGCCAATGGTGGTCAGTATGACGCCTCCGGCGCTTACTCCGTCCAGTTGACCCACAATCTTGGTGACTCTGCACCTTTCGTTCAGGTCATGGTCGGTGGTGAGATGCAGATGGCTCCTGTCACTTTTGACGACGCCAACAAAGTAACTGTTACACTCCAGGGCGACGCCCTTCAGAATGTTGGAACAGTTCTTGTACGCTTCTTCTCGGTTGGCTGATTCTCACACCCTTAAGCTATAAATTATATTTATGGTGACACGGTGGCAGGGGAAACCCTGCCACCATTTTTATTTAATTTTATGGACCTAAAATCCCCAATAAACCGCTTATGTTCATATGATTATAAATTATGCTCAATTTAGCGTTTTCAGCTTCTTTATACTATTTATGTTTGTTGATTCTCATTTATTTTGTAATTGTGGGATGAGAGTAGAGGAGAAAAAGTTTATGTCTAGTTTGCTTGAACAGGCTATCATTGATGCAAAGGCTCTTAAAGAGGTTGCCATTAAGAATGCGGAGACTGCAATTCTTGAGAAATATTCGGAAGAGGTACGAGAGGCTGTCACAACGCTTCTAGAAGCCCCCGAAGACGAGGAAATGTCCTTGGGTGACGAGATCATGGGAGACGAAACTCCTGGTCTTGAATTAGAAGTTCCCGATGCGTTTGCCGATGGAGAAGAGTTGTGCGGTTGCCCTGATGAAGAGGAAGAAATCGTAATTGATTTTGCTCAACTGCGACAAGCCATGGACGCAGAGGAAGAGGCAGGGGAATTATCCCTCCCATCCGCTGGAGCTATTGAACTAGATGCAGAAGAAGAACTTGAAATTCCTCTTGCCGAAGTTTCATATGAGGAACAAGAAGAAGAAGATGAGCAAGAAGAAGAGGCAATTGATCAAGGGGAAATCACTGACATCGACCAGATGGTAATGACCGAAGAAGACGACGAAGAGATCAACATCTCAGAAGAGCACATCGAGCGTCTGGCATCCATGGTGGAAGAAGAGATTCAAGAAGAATTGAAAGTGGATATGTGGCCTGTTTCGGATGGGTGGCTTGGAGCATCTCAGCCCGAACTTTCACATGCCCGAGATATGCAATTTGCAGCAATGCGCGACACAGAAACAGCCGAAGAGCTGGAAAAAGAAAAAGAGGCAGTCAAGGACCTGACTGAGAGGCTCGAAGAGTCATCAGACAAGGCGTCCAAGTATAAGCAAGCTGCCCAGGCTTTCTATAACAAGAGCCAAAAACAAAAAGAAATTATTACTCGAATTGGCGAGCGTCTAGCCGAGGTCAACCTCACAAATGCTAGACTGCTCTATACAAACCGAGTTCTTGGTAGCAACTCCCTGAATGAGCGACAAAAGAATACAATTGTTGAAGCTATATCCAAGGCAGGTTCGGTAGAAGAGGCTAAGACGATTTATGAGACGCTTCAAAGCGCGGTGATGGAGACGAAGCAAGCGCAACGTGTTCCTAATTCACTGAGCGAGGCGATGAATAATCGTGTTTCCCCATTCTTACCACGCCGACCCGAGTCTAAGCCCCCCGCTAATAAGATGCTGATGGAAAAGATGCAAAAGTTAGCAGGGATAAAAAAAGATTGATATAAAACATTATTCAGGAGTAAAATAAAATGAGTATTTTAAATAAGTTAACAGAGGGTATCGTCAATCGCGATCTCTCGAAGGACGGCGCTGCTCTCATTAATAAGTGGGAACAGACTGGTCTTCTTGAGGGTCTTGATGACTATAGCCGTAATTCCATGTCCGTTCTTCTTGAGAACCAGGCTAAAGAGCTTCTTAAGGAGACGACAACGATGGCTGCGGGTGACGTAGAAGGTTTCGCCGCCGTCGCTTTCCCGATCGTCCGTCGCGTGTTCGGTTCGCTGGTTGCACAGGAGCTTGTCTCCGTTCAGCCGATGAGCCTTCCGTCTGGGTTGATCTTCTTCCTCGACTTCACAGCACTTGCACCCGAGGTTTATGCTGCGGGTGAGATGCGTGATGACCTCGTTGCCGGTGCCGCTGCGCCGCCTTCGGTCTATGGCGGTAACGTCGTAGGTTCGGGCATCATGTCTGGTGTCGACCTTGCCGTTCAGGCTACTGGTCCCGCCGGGATGAGGAACCTCAAGTTTGGTGGTTCCAACGCTCGCGGTGGTGCCGCGTGTGCCGCCGGAGCCCCAGGGCTCCAAAGTGCCACGGCAGTTGTGAGTGTGGATGGTGTGGCTCCCGGTATCGGCCTCAACGACGCCTTGCGTGAAGCGGTTCGTTTCGATCCCGACATTCTTGCGGGCGGAAACTTCCAGATCTGGCGTATTCAATTGAATATTCCACCTGCGCTTTCCACTGGCGCTGACGGTCTGAATGCCGCACCTCCCGGCACTCATCCTTTGATGAGCCTTGGTGCTGCCATCCCTGCTGGTTCTGTCAACCGCATGGTAGGGAATGACATGGTTCTTCCACAGCAGCTTGCTATGAGCCACGTTATGCTTCAGGATGTCAATGGTGACGAATTTATTCGCGCCTCACTCTACGCCGCTGCGGTTGCTGACTCTGCCCTTATCAAGCGTCTTACACGCATTGTCATGGGTGCAGGCGGAACTGGTGCCTATGCCGCTTCTGGTATGGACACCATTGGCACGCGCTACTTGGAGTTTTGCGTCCATTCCCCTGGTGGGCTCTTGCTTGCTACCGCTACTGGAACAGCCGCTGCTGCTGCCTCAGTTTGTACCTTCGCCATGGAAGAGAACCTTCAGGGCGTTGCCAACGTACCCGGTGCTGTCGGCGGTGCTCTGGCGTGGGAGGAGGAGAACTCTGCCCGTATTGACGAAATCAACATTCGTGTTGACTCCGTTGCCATCACCGCTGAGACCAAGAAGCTGAAGGCTACATGGACTCCCGAGCTTGCTCAGGACCTTAACGCCTACCACAACCTTGATGCTGAGGTTGAGCTTACTGGTCTCCTCTCGGAGCAGATTGCTCTTGAGATTGACGCCGAGATCCTTGGTGACCTCGTGCGTGGCGCTACCGCGGACACCTACTACTGGTCCCGCAACCCTGGCGTCTTCGTAAACCGCCTTACAGGTGCGGTGCTCCCTGCTCCCCCGGATTTCACAGGTACGGTCAGTGAGTGGTACGAGACTTTGATCGAGACTGTCAATGACATCTCGGCTCAGATTCACCGTAAGACCCTCCGCGGCGGCGCGAACTTCCTCGTGTGCGGTCCCGAGATTGCTAACATTCTTGAGTTCACCGCTGGCTTCCGTGCTAACATTGTTGCCGACGGTGACTCTGGCATGGCAGGCGCGATGAAGACAGGTTCGTTGAGCAAGAAGTTTGATGTCTTTGTGACACAGGCTTTCCCGCGCAACGTCGTTCTCGTTGGTCGTAAGGGTAATTCGTTCCTTGAGAGCGGATACGTTTACGCTCCCTACGTCCCCCTCCAGGTGACGCCCACCATCTTCGATCCAGACGATTTCACACCCCGCAAGGCGGTGATGACCCGTTATGGTAAGGAAATGGTTCGTCCCGACATGTACGGTCTTGTGATCGTGCGCGATCTGTAAGCCATAAGCTGCATATCTAAAATGAATGCCTCGTCTGTTTTACTACAGGCGGGGTTTTCATTTTTGGTTAACTATTTATTGATGCCCTTGGAGGAAATTATACATGGCACTTCCCGTTCTCACACCAGCAAGCACATCTAGCAAATCCGTTTTACCTGAAAGTGGTAACGCTGCGGATGTGACCGCTGCGCTTCCTTATTCGATTTATACGAATGCAAATTATTGGTTGAAGCATGATACTTCAACCCCTCCGGTTCTGATTAATGATGGCACCGAAGCCGTCGCCGCGTTTCAAGCGGGTGCCGCCGACCAAGTAGCTTATGTTTATCGTAAACTGGGGGGAGATGTTTTAGATATTGAATTGGTTGCGGACCAAGTTTATGCCGCTTATGAAGAGGCAGTTTTAGAATATTCATATATTGTAAACATCCATCAGTCTAAGAACGTCCTCTCCAATGTTTTGGGTAACAGCACCGCTTCGTTTAATGAAGACGGAATGATTCGCGAGCAGCCCACAGGCGTTGCAGACCCATCCAGTTCTCAGATCAATATTGAGACCAACTTAGCTTTAAAATATCCCAAATTCGACTTTGCATATGCCCGACGAGTTACGGATGGTATTTCTTCTGAAGCGGCTGTTGGCGGCTCTACTACGGTCTATTCCGCCTCTTTTGCCCTCACTACAGATCAACAAGATTATGATTTACAGACAATTATTGTCTCCGCGTCCAATGATCCTGCTAATGCGGCTTTCCCTTATTTTGGACAAGTAGGAACAGCCACCGACGCGCCCAAGGTTCTTATTAAGAAAGTTTTTTATAAGTCTCCCCGAGCTATGTGGAATTTCTATGGTTATTACGGAGGCTTTAGCACGGTGGGTAATTTATCGACTTACGGCATGTATGCTGATGATTCAACGTGGCAGTTGGTTCCAGTATGGCAGAACAAAGCCCAAGCAGTAAACTATGAAGACGCAGTCAATACTCGAACTTCACAGTATTCATATCAACTGCGTAATAATAAGTTGCGTATTTTTCCGGCACCTTCGAGCGATCTTCCTCCCCAGATGTGGGTTGAATTTGTTGTCCCAGGAGATACCTGGATTGAACAACCGGCTGAAAAAATTGGTATTGATGGGATCAACAACATGAACACAATTCCCTTGCAAAACATTCCTTATCTTAATATCAACTCCATTGGTAAGCAGTGGATTCGGCGCTTTGCCCTTTCACTTTGTAAAGAAACTTTGGGGCTGATTAGAAGTAAGTTCGGCTCTATTCCTATCCCTGGGAATGATATTCAGCTTAATGGTGATTCGTTAGTATCTCAAGCTAAAGAAGAATTGGCTGCTCTGAGAGAGGAACTGAAGACGACCCTCGATGAACTCACTTATAGTAAATTGATGGGCGGTGACGCAGAAATGGTAGAAAATTCTAACCGTGTTATGGAGCAGGTGCCTTTAGGCATTTTCGTGGGGTAGGACGTTTAGATGGCTGATGATAATAAATGGTCCCAACCAGATGCCCCTCCACCTCCGCTTTTTGCTGGTAAGAAAGAGCGCGATCTTGTTAAGCAGGTCAACGATGAGTTGATCGAAAGGGTGATCGGGCAGTCCATATTATATTACCCTATCAGTATCAAGGACTCTAATTTTCATCCATTGTACGGAGAGGCTATTAATAAAAATTTCCTTCCCCCGGTACGGGTCATGGCGCTTATTGACTGGAAAGGAAGCGACGTCAACTATGACTCGTTTGGTTATGATAGGATTCATAATATAGAAATTTACTTTCACCGACGCCGTGTGACGGAAGATCAGGACCTATTTGTAAGAGTAGGTGATTTTATTCAATACGATCAAATGCTTTTTGAAATAGTAAACACCAGCATGAGCCGCTATCTTTTCGGACAAGACGGGCAAGATTTTGAAGTAAAAGCGACCTGCCGCTATGCAAGGGAAGGATTGTTTGATGCCGAGTGATGAAAAAAAAGATGTTTTATTGGAAAAGATCGAAATTGGTCCTTCTAATTTAGAAACTATAGACTATGCTTTGAGTAATTGGGTCGATAAAGAAATCGATGCTTTTTGTACAACGAACAAGGGATGGAGGAAAGTCCCCATCACTTGGACCGCGTCTGAGCGTTCCCACCAGATCAAAGCCAATCGGAGTCAGTATGATGAGAATGAAGCTCTCATCTTACCAGTTATTTCAATTGAACGTACAGCCGTAGCTAAGGACCTTTCTCGAAAGGGAACCGCATGGGCAAACATCCCTCCTAATAAAGATTACCGCAAGGGATCGCTTAGCGTGTCGCGCCGCATCAACCAGGACAAGACTGCAAACTTTGCCAATGCCGACACTTATCGAGAATTTGGGCAACTAAATTTTCGCACTCGCCGCGAGAATAAAAAAATAGTATGTCAGACAATGATCATTCCGATGCCTGTGTATGTGACAGTGACTTACAAGGTTTCCATCAAAACAAGCTATCAGCAGCAAATGAATGAAATTGTGCAGCCCTTTATGAATGTCGGCGGCGCTATTAATTATTTTACCATGACACACGAAAAACACAGTTATGAAGGCTTCGTGCAGCAAGACTTCACTCAAAGCAACGAGGTTTCAAACCTTGACATGAAAGAAAGAATTTACCGCACCGATATCGAAATCAGGGTACTGGGACACCTCATTGGTGATGGAGACAACAAAGAAACCCCGCATATTATTGTGCGAGAATCGGCTGTGGAGGTGAAGATGCCGCGTGAGAGGGTTATACTAGAGGACGAAAATCCTTTTTTGAAAAAAAATAAAAAATATCGCCCTTAAAAACCTGGCATAAATCGTTGAATAAACTATCCGTTGGCAATCGCGCAGACTATTTATATAAGAAATGATTGCATATTTAACAAACGTCCCATTTTGTTGTATAGTGTAACCCGAGGAGAAACAGGAAATGTCCGTAAAAAAATATAAGTTTGTGTCGCCTGGTATTTTTATCAAGGAGATCGACAATTCACAGCTTCCAAAGTCACCAGCCAATATTGGACCAGTGCTTATTGGTCGCTCCGAGCGAGGTCCGTCAATGCGACCCGTCAAGGTTCAGTCCTTTAGTGATTTTGTAGAGGTTTTTGGTAACCCCATCCCCGGTGGTAAAGGTGGAGATGTTTGGAGAGATGGAAATTACACCGCTCCAACCTATGCCGCCTATGCCGCGCAGGCATATTTGCGAAATGCCGACCCCATCACATTTGTTCGCTTGCTAGGTGACGCGCATGTTAATGCTATCGCGGGCGGCGAAGCCGGATGGTCGTTCAATGCAACCGGCAATGGCGCAAGCCAGGGTCAGGGAGCTTACGGGCTGATGCTCATGTTTGGTGAGCGAGTCACCGCCGGACCTGGCACTGTTTGGGCTAATTGCCAGGCTACTATGGCAGCGATGTTTTATGTCAGCGACTCCGACACTCGTCTCGCCCTCGCTGGGAGCGCCCTCAGCAATGATATTTATCTCGACGGGAGAAATGCCGGTGCCAACGCTTCTTCGACTGCGACCTGGATTTTGCCCGCTTCGGGTGAGCTTTGGTCCTGCGCTGTTCGTGACGAAAATACGGGTAATGTTCTAGAAACCCTTAACTTCAGCATTGATAGTTCAAGTCGCAAATGGCTTCGCAAAGCTTTCAATACCAACCCAACCCTCACAAACGCGGTGACTACTACGTCTCCAAAGGATTACTGGCTTGGGCAGAGCTTTGATGCAGACATTGCTGCTTTCCGCGCTAATTATGCCGCCTTCGCCGCAACCGATGCCACCCGCCAAAAAGTGTTGGCTGCTTGTTTAATTCCTCTTTCGGGTGACGCAGCTAATGGTGGCGATTATTCTTATGAGGCAACTGGGGCGACAACGGGGTGGTTCTTTAGCCAGTTTACCGTCGCTCCCGGTAACCCGACGGACACAGCTCGTACACAAATCAAGGACGCTGACGAGACTCTAGGGGCTGAAAATTTGTTCAAGCTTCATGCACTCCACAGCGGTGCATGGGAGAGCAAACACTTGAAGGTATCTCTCGAAGATATTTCACCCCCTACTAATCCCTACACCCTGTATGGTACGTTCTCGGTAGTGCTTCGGAAGGCTAATGATAAGGACTCAGCCCCTGAGGTTGTAGAAAGGTTCTCTGGGGTCAATCTTGATCCAAATTCTCCTGATTATGTTGCTCGCCGCATTGGCGACCGCCACAGCACTTGGAGCGATACAGAGCGACGCTACATTGAATATGGGCAATTTGCTAACCAGTCTCAATTTGTCCGCGTCGAAGTCGCACCGGACGTCGAGCGCGGCGTTGCAGACTCCGCTCTGTTGCCGATGGGATGTTATGGTCCTGTTCGTTACAAGAATACTTTAGCGGAAGCAGGCGCGCTTCTTAACGCTACAAGTGGGTATTCTGTATTGCAGAATGCTAGCCCTGCTAATGTTTTTGAGTATGTATCTATAGATGGTGCCAACGCTGAATTGTCAACTGGGTGTACTACCGCGGGTGGCAGCTATTCTTCCGCAGCGTGGGGTGCTGGTGTCGCTCCCATTGTAATTCCGATGCCTGAAGTTCCGCTCCGCGCCTCTTCGGCAGATAGTGATTTGTCGTCTCCAACTGACGCTTATTTCGGGCTACAGACCGTTCCATCCGGTGCGAGTCGCATGGCGCAAGATTATCTTGACCTTACAATGCCTCTGCCCGACCCCGCTAACGCCGAGAACACACCCGGCTCCCCACCCTTATCCCCAGGCACAGGCGAAACACAGTATTCTAACCTTTTCACCTTAGAGGACTTGGTAGCCGTAGGCACCCCGGTAACGAGCGCGACTTACACGTCGGGCAGCTTTGCTAGCTCAACATCGATGGCTGCTATTGGGGACTACACTTCCCCTCTCTCCGCTGGGTACGATCGTTTTACAGTTCCGCTTATTGGCGGCTTTGATGGGCTTGATGTTACCGAGCGAGAGCCGTTCCGAAACAGCGGTCTTTCAGGGCAAACAGAGCTTACAAGCTACGCCTTCAACAGCATTAAGCGTGCGATGGATAGCTGTGCTGAGCCAGAGGTTGTAGAGTGCAATCTGATGTCGATGCCTGGTCTTACTGACCCAACTCTCACGACTCACATGCTTGATATTTGTGAGAATCGTGGGGATGCTTTGGCAGTGATTGACCTGGAGAATGATTATATTCCCAACACAGAGAGCACTGCTTCGGAAGCTGCGCGTATGCCTAACGTGGCACTAGCAATTTCCGCTCTTCAGACCCGAGGAATCAATTCCAGTTATGGTTGTGCGTACTTCCCATGGGTACAGATGCGCGACACCATTGGTGGACAGCTTCTCTGGGCTCCTCCTTCCATTGCAGCCCTGGGTACCATGGCGAGCAGCAGCCGCAAGACTGAACTTTGGTTCGCTCCTGCTGGCTTTACCCGAGGTGGTCTTACCGAAGGCTCCGCGGGCATTCCCGTCGTTGGCGTGTCTGCGCGACTAACATCGCGTGACCGTGACCGGCTGTATGAGGCTAATATTAACCCGATTGCTTCTTTCCCGAGTGAGGGTATCGTAATCTTTGGTCAGAAGACATTGCAGGTGGTCCCCTCTGCACTTGACCGAATTAATGTTCGTCGCTTGATGATTTACTTAAAGAAGGAAGTATCGCGCATGGCGGCAACCGTCCTTTTTGACCAGAACACAAAGGTTACATGGTCACGTTTCGCTTCTAAGGTCAACCCTTTCTTGTCTTCTGTCAAGTCTCGGTTTGGTCTTACGGAATACCGCCTCATCCTCGATGAGACGACTACAACACCAGAGCTTGTTGATAGGAACATTGTTTACGCGAAGATCTATCTCAAGCCCGCTCGTTCGATTGAATTTATCGCAATTGATTTTGTGATCACAGATTCGGGCGCTTCGTTTGCTGACTAATCTATAAGAGGATAAAAAATAGAACATTTCTCTACTTATTAGAAAGAGAGAATTTCAGGGAGAAAATAGTAAAATGGCATTTTGGCATGACGCAACAGGAAAAGATCCTAAGAGACAGTATCGGTGGGTACTGTATAACGACCACATCCCACTCTACACATTGAAGAAGGTCTCAAAGCCTAGCTTTACTGTAACGGATACCTCACACAAGTTTCTCAACCACACTTACTACTATCCTGGTAGGGTTGAGTGGGAGAAAATCAGCATGACATTGGCAGACCCCGTCCAACCAGATGCGGCTGCTACTGTTACCAACATTATCAAAAATTCGGGCTACACACCGGCAGTCACCTCAGACGACCTTCAGACGATGTCCAAAGAGTTCTCCGTTGCTTCGCTCGGTCAGGTTTCAATTCAGCAAATTGACTCTGAAGGTAATGCGGTTGAAACTTGGACCCTCTGGAACGCCTTTATTACATCAGTAAACTACGGCGATCTTGATTACGACGGTGATGAGATGACCGACGTAACGCTTGAGCTTCGCTACGACTATGCTTATCTTGAGACTACGGGTCTTTCCAGCCAGGGTGAGAATATGTTCTGGAATCCCGGCACTTCTCCTTGATGGAGTAGAAAGACAATAAAAAACTTAACATATCCCTGTATTATGTGTAATATGGGGATATGTTTTTTGTAGCTTCTTGTATGAGAAGAAAAGAGGATAATAATGCGTAATAATGATGAACGCTCCGGTGCGAAGCAGATGCACCAGAGCACCCCTCCACAACAGGCACCTAAGCCGCCTGTAAATGCTAACTCCCCTGAGGGATTTCCGTTGGATTTTGTAAATCCTACTTCTTTTGTGGCACTCCCCTCAAAGGGAGCTTTGTATCCACCCAACCACCCACTTCACGGTGTAGAAGAATTGGAAATTCGTCAAATGACAGCGAAGCAAGAGGACATTCTCACCTCCCCCACTCTTTTGAAAAAGGGTGTTGCTATCGACCGCTTTGTACAGTCATTGTTGGTCATGGACTTGAACGTCAACCAGCTTCTTATCGGAGATAAGAACGCCATCCTTCTTGCTGCTCGCATTGATGGGTATGGTTCAGACTATAAGACCACGGTCGTGTGTCCGGCTTGCGGTGAGCGCGGAGAGCATGAATTTGACTTGTCTGATTATCAAGCAGAATTAGAGGAAGAGGCTTCCCCTACGAGCTTGCCGGAAAATGTTCATGTCAATGAAAATGGAAATTATTTGGTATCCCTTGATATTGGATGGGAGGTGGAGATTCGCCCCCTCACGTCCTCAGATGAGAAGCGCATGGTAAAGGCTCTTGAGCAGAGGAAAAAGGCTAAGATGTTGGAATCTACTTTTACTGAGCAGCTTCGCACTATGATTGTTTCAATTTCAGGACATACCGATCGGGCAGTTATTAATAAAGCGATCAACATGATGCCGGTTAAGCAATCGAGAGAATTGCGCGAGATTTATGCACAAGTGGTCCCTAACGTAGACCTTAAGAGAGAATTTAGTTGTAATCATTGTGGGCATGAAACTCGAATGGAGGTTCCGCTCACTGCGGAGTTTTTTTGGCCTAGATGACAAATACATGGAAACAGTTTATGAGCAGTTTTTCTTTTTAAAGTATTACGGAGGCTGGAGTTTCGTGGAGGCGTATAACCTCCCCATTGGATTACGTTCCTGGTTTCTCAAGAGACTATCCAGCCAACTGGAGAAAGAGACTGAAGCCGCACAGAAAGCCTCTAAAGGAAAGCGATAAATTGTTTATAATAAGAACCGATTAGTCTGTGGGCTTTTCGGTTTTTCTTTATTTATGGTCTGCACTATTTATTGTGAGTAGTTGTCGATCGCGAGGGGTTATATTATGAAAGAAGAAATTGTACCAGTTGAAATTGATCTAGGGGCAGCTCGTAAAGGAGCCGTGGAAGAGTCATTTCTTGCTATGATGGGAGGTGCCATCGAATGGATCATGGGATCAATGTTCGGCGGAAAGAGCATTCCTTTGAAAGTAAAGGGCACTAAGAGCGAGGTTAAATCTTTTACAAAAGCGATGGGAAAAGAAAAGAGATATATTGAAGCAGCCGCGAAGTATGGGCTCAATGACCCCCGCACTTATAAAAACAAATATCAATTGAAAAAGGCAGTTGCAGGGTTTGAACGACAGACGGGTCTTAAATGGCCATTTGAGGGATGATAGAAAATAATGGCTGACAATCAACAGGCTATGTGGCAACAGCTTCTCAGCACAATGGCGTCCATTGAGTCTCACTTGAGTCAAGCCAAACAGGCTCGCGCTCAGGGTGATGTCCAGAAAGCAGCCGACAAGGCAGCGG